GCGTTCACCAAGTGTTATCAAGGATGAAAATTGAAGATACAATCCGTTAGATATTTTGCGCTAAGTGATTGATTTTTTAGATGGTGCCGATAATAGGAGTCGAACCTACGACCTTCGCATTACGAATTATAAGAACTACCATTTAACTCAATAACATACCCTGCCAACACTGCGCTCACACGTCCCATCTTCGAAAAACATGCAAAGCCTTGCAAACCGATGCAAAGCTTTGTGTGTCCCATTTCTGTCTCACATCACCGGACAATCATCAAACTCACCAGAACGTGCATCGTTGATAATGTAGGTAATCACGCCAAATATCGCATCCGGGCTCGTCCCGTCATCGTGCACCGGTATCTCTTCACGCCTTCCCGTCTGCAAATCTTCCAGGTGAGGCTTTGGTGATTTGCGATACCGCTTAATTCTCAACTCACCTTCCATTCTGCAAACCAGCAATGAACCGTCACAAGGGCTCAGCGATGCATCCACAACAAGCAAAGCACCATTCATGATTCCCTCTCGATAGTGTGTCGCACCAGCACGCATGAAGTACGTCGCCGCTGGCCGGGTTATGATGCGCTGGTCTAGTGATATACGTTGCTCTACAAAATCCTGCGCCGGACTCGGGAATCCCATGATGCACCTCCGATAGTTACTGTATATACATACAGTATTATCGATCGGTGGTGTCGATCAACCATAAAAGATGTCGCGTGCAATAAATGGTTATTTACTATGGGTTTTTATTTTCAGATAATCCAATCGTGTTGTTTTTATGCTGCATTTATCATAACTGCAAAATATATCTTGCCAGTACTGTTTGTCATATGTTAAAACGCGTTAATTATCAGAGCCTTGATTGCATTAGGGTTTAACATCAGTTCGTAACCATCTAATTAAAATCCAATTTTTCTCACATGGTAATTAAATGATTAAGCAGCGGAATATTTCAATCGAACTACTACGGATAGTAAGCTGCCTATTGGTAATAGGTATCCATGTTTTACCGCCGTACGAAATATATATAACACAAAACATAACAGATTCTGAAAAGATAATATCTTTATTGTTTCAATGTTTGGTGCGGGTTGGCCTTCCTGTCTTCTTTGTGATAAGTGGGATTTTCCTTTTAAATTGCAAGGTAGAGAATATTTTTGTTTTCTACAAGAAAAGATTACTAAGCCTACTCATCCCATTCTTTGTATTTTCAATTCTACACTTCGCTATTGTTAAGCTGCCAGTTGGCAATATTTCACTTTTAAATTTAGCTATTGAGTATTTTAAAGGATTACTGTCAAGTACTGGGATATCATTCCATTTCTGGTTTGTATATTCAATGCTTGGTATTTATCTAGTAACTCCATTAGTAAGCTTGCTTCTTTCTTCTGTAAGCTCTCGCAATGCACTTTTTGTATTGTTATTCCTGATTGTCATCAAGGCATACAACCTTTATTGCAAGGGCCTTATTGCTGGATTTTCCATTCCAGACATAAACATATGGCTGGTATATTTTATTATTGGAGGGTTGATACCAAGACTTCCTAAAGCTCCAATGAAAGTCTATTTATTGGCGTTCTTTTCTGCATACGCTTCGACTTGCATTGTTACATATGCACAGGTTGCATTCCAGCCATCAACATACCTAGCGCCATTTGATACAGGTTTAAATATGATAGTAATGTCTGTATCTCTTTGTATGATTTTCCATAGTTATAACTGGAATGCATCAGGTCTGATTGGTGGTATCGTGTCAAAGGTGGCAGGAAACACATACGGAGTATATTTGATACACCTGGTAGTCTTATCTAACGTAACTACCATGTATGACTTTTCATGGTATGTAGGGGAGTCGCTACAATATGGGCTGCTTATGATTGCTATCGTTTTCACCGTATCTTTAATAATTGCATTCGTAATGAATGCGGTGGTTGTAAATCCATTACTCAAGTTACTGATCCGACAAAGAGATGACAAATCATCTAAAGATAATTTAGGAATAGACGCGAAGTAATAGAAAAGGCCGCCGCGCGATACGTGCATTGTACTATAGCGGCCTATTTCTATGGGTTTGTCGTGTGTTAATTGGTATTAGGGGTTGGTTAACGCTGGCTGCATTTATACCGGTTCGTCAAAGTCGCACTCTGGACAAATCCAGCAAAGAAAACCGTACCTCACTCCTTGATACATTTGAGTTCCGCATATAGGGCAGAATCTAATCTCAGTTGAGATCGAAGAGGATTCGGCTTCGTTATTCAATGGTGCATCATTATCTGACATGTAGCTCTCCACTCAATCAAGGGTACTGAGCAATTATTGCCGCCCTTTCATTTGAATACTGCGTTTTTCTGGTGTTAATCTGAGCTAATACCAGATCCTTTTTGGTTGTTTCATTCACTCCATCATTCACCGCTGCCGCAAGCCAGGCTCTGTTAAGTTTTTCAATATCATCCTGGTATGTGCTGCTCAATTCCGTCAGTGCGGATTTGCGCAACTCTGAGTTTGGTGGTTGCGGGAGGTCAACCCATATCGGCATCCCTTCCCCATCCTCACCAAGCGTCTTCCCGGCAGGATAAATGAAGAACATACTCCTTGTTTCTTCATCGACATCAACGCCAGATTCCGGCCACTTCCCAGCCTGTTCATAGATATCTTTTTCGCTATATGGATAGAATGTTAATCCTGAAAATAAATATTTGTTCATTAATCAGTCCCCAATAGCAAGCCAGTTTACGGTAACTGATGCGCTAGCTCTTATTGTGATGGTTGTCGTGCTGATGTTACATGCCGCAGTATTTATTACACCAGTGCTTGCAGTATAGTTACATGTCGCATACCAGGTGCGGACTGCTGTTGGAAACGGTATTGGCAAGCCCAGAATGCTATCAAGGCCATTTGTTGTGTTCACTGTTCCATATTGTATAATTTTATTGACAAGCCCAAGCGAAGTGCTAATTGGTATCTTGAAATAGTTCTGAGTGTAACCAGCGCCACTGGATGGGTTTCCGCCAATAAGTCCGAGATTTGAAATGGCCGCTGCTATTGCGGTGTTGCCACCGGCTGCAATCTCTGAGAGGTTGTTAGCGGTTTTGAGATATCCTGTTGTCAAGTTAAACCAGCCAGCTCCACCAGTGTTTGGGTTAGTGGTGTTGGAATCAACGGTGCTCATGTATCTTGTGGTGCCATCGTTTCCAAGAATCGTTGCACCCATTGGGTATCCACCAATAGCTGCCGAGAAAGTGGCATCGTAAGCGTTTTGAGCCCCTGCGCTGAACCATCTAGAGAGAGCGGAAAGCTCATACAAAATTTGGTTCATGTCCTGGCCTTTTGGTGGCAAGCCACCTGCAGATTTCAGTATCATTGTGATGGGAGGGAATCCCTGATCATATGATGCTGTGTTATCACCGCTAGGTGTGGTTGCAAGAATAGGCTCTCTTGGGCCGTTTATACCAAATGGTTTTGACTGTTTAGCTGGCGCGTCTGTACGGTTCATATTTAATCTCTGTAGAATATTCCATCATTGAATGGGTATGCATCTGAAGCGAATCCAAAGTAAGGAGTAATAATTTCGCTCACATTAACCAGCACGCCACTTGGAACAGGAGTGACATCATAATTTGTGAGAATTGACCTTTCATAAGGAGCAAGTTCAAACTCAAAAGTGAAGCCAATTGTCATATCTCCATAGCTTATGCAGTAAGCCCTTCCGCGCTGATAGAAAAGCATTTTCAGAAAGCGATTTATCTCTGGAATAGTTGCAATACTGATATTGGTAAAAGCTTTGCAGAGTATCAGCGTTCTATAGGCATCATCTCCAAGCCTTACGTTTGTTGTTTCCTGTACTCCACCATAAAATGGCGCGTCATTAAATGGTGTTGGGTAATCTGGATTTAGATCGTCCGCCTCGGAAAAACCAAATGTTGAACTATCTATCGGGGCGTTGATGTATCGGCTGATGCCAACAATTTTACCCCATACGTCAAGACCATAAGTTTCACACGTGGTTAAATCCCATACCTTGCTAATAAACTCATCAGTGAAGTCGTCAAGGCTTATGGCCTGATTAAACGTATCAATGATGTCCAATAGCTTTTGGCTGGCGGAGTATTGCGTTAGGATTGTTTCCTGCCACATTTAAATCACTCCGTTATACCAATGTAACAGTGATATCCGACGCCTGGATTGTCGGAACCTGGTCAATCCCCATAGTTACGGATGGCGTAAATGCAGTTCCATTCAATGACACCTGCAGTAATAGGACTCCTACCGTATCAGGGCTAATCGAAATGATAGGGGCGTAATATTTCCCTGCATTTATAGTTGAGCCTATTCTTGCTTTCCCTATTCCCTCATACTCTCCATTAAAAACTGAGATAATCATGTTTTTAACCTGAGTGGTTATGTCGCTTGGGGGGTTTAGTGAGCTATCAATCTGAACCTTAAAGTAAACTCGAGTTGGTGTAGATTTTTGCCATTGCATATCGTATGAAGGATATGGCGGTGAATAGTTCACATTGTCATAAACAGTATAATGGGTGCTACCGTTGAGGTTTGCTCCAGGGTTATATGTGCTGAAGATAGATTCAGCGACATCCGCATCCGCTCCGCCATAAACTGATATGAAGATGGAGTGAGCTAACACAGGAAAGCTCGTCGTTCCTTTGTTAACTGTTGCTGCTGTGCGGTTTGACCATACATAAGCATCCAGGACTCCGTTAGTAGCAAGCAGCGCGGATAAAACCGAAGCATCCTGGTTGCGGCTATTCCTTGCAACTGACTGCTGTCTGCGCGTCTCGAATGCAATGCGTGATTCGACGTCAACACCTACCACTCCGGGGCTTGCGTTTGTGATCGCATCCCATCCAGGCACAGCGCGATAGATTTGGTTTAATGAGCCAGCTGCGCACGGAATAGGTCCAGTGGTTGTGTTCACAAACGCACCATCAACTGAGCCACCCGCAGGAATTGTTATGTTGTCTATGGCTTGATAGATATACCCATCTGTAGTGATCGCTGTGCTGCCTGCGGGGATTACCGTTCCCGCCTGTCCAATACAAGTTCCTGTTGTGACTGTCCCCTGGGCAGATATGCGATCCATAAAGTAGATTCGACCGATGCCATCCTGGAATCGCCCGGTTGCATAATCAGGGTTAACCTGGTTGAACAGGCAAAGAAGCTTGTCGTATTCCTGGGCAATAATTTCTGTATCTGATTGTGCGATCTGACCCTGCGGCGAGCTAAGAGACTGGCTTGCTCCGCCGCCTAATGCAGCTGTCATGTCAGTCAGGCGACCAGAAAGAATATCTGCAACATCAGGTACAGACAGGCCATTTTCAGTAATGGTTACATCAGGTACTGCAGTGTTTAGTGTCGTCATAGTGTGGCCTGCGCTGTGTTTCCATTGATGTCGGTCACACGGATAGTTCCGCGCATACTGCGGGTGTTTTTATCAAAGAAGACGTTAGCCAGAGCCTGGTCAACAATCGGTAATTTGAGCGATTCTGATTGCAACTTCTGCTGGATAAAGCTCGGAGTCGGACGCTTGCCGAGAACATCGGTTTTCCACGGAATCCCAAGGGTGGTGTCGTAATAGCACTCACCTGAGAAAACAAGACATGCGCTGGCAACATCCTGAGCAACTGAATATGACTCGTCTGCTATCGCAATATTGCCGCTGCCATCTAACGTTAGATCCCATGTAGACACGTCTAATTGCATTGTTCTGTATGTCATTTATGTCCCCAAAGGTGCTGTTCTGCTTCCGCCTGATTGAACTCCACCGTGGTCATGACCATCGACAATTGAGCCATCTACCAGTTGCAATCGGCCATCTGGAAGGACTTTCAACCCGTTGATATTTACGGTTCCAGGTGATTTTATGTTGATGCCTGAACTGGTGAATTCCACGTATTCTGCAGGTTGGGAATTGAGAAAACCGCCCAAGTAAAGCGCATCTGATTTGCTGTGCATCCTTTTGCTGCCAGGTACAGATTGCTTGCGGTTTGCTCTGGCTATTGAGTTGTCCCGGTCGCAGATGGCGATCATGCCTATATCACCTGGCACCGGGTTCATGATGACTGCACTCATCCCACGCTGAAGTCTGAACACCGGCACATTGAAGATTTCCGAGTTCTGGATGGTCGCTCCGGACGGGTCTGTCCTTGTTACCAGCGGCATGACATCCACTACCAGATTAGGCGCGGTTCCGCGGATCGCCGTCACCTCAACAAGCTCAATAAAAAAAGCCCCCGAAAGGAGCTTTTTAAATACGTATGATAGGTTTTCAGCATCACTAGTTTGAGCACTAGTGGGCGTGAATAAATGGTCAGCCACTGGTCGCCTCTTCTAATTTTCTGTTAGCAATGCACACCGAATGCCAGGGCCCGTCTTCCATCCAGGATGACAGCTCATGAGTTACGCTGGTGAGCTTATAAACACCGCTGGCATGAGGCAGGGTTGTCTGTAGCTCTATGTCACGCCCTGTAGTCAAAAGCGTTGAGAATTGCGTCTGGAACATCACGCCACCATTTGAGAAGACCGGATATCCAATTAACCCATACTCAGGAGAGATAAGAGGCTTTACATCGTCCTTTGTGCTTTCCTGCGGCCAGAAGGATATCGACGGGGGGGCAACAGACATTGCTATGTTCAGGTCGTCGCAGACTGCACGCAACTGGTCAAAGACACTCCCTTCATAGTGGGGATTGGAGATTACTTTTCCTTCCAGCCCCACGATATAAGGCGTGTACCCGGCAGCCTTGCAGATAGCATTGATGACGCTTGCGACTGGAGTTGAACCATTGAAAGAAAAAGGCGACGCAGTTTTGTTTTGCAGGTCTGCGTTGGCTGTTGCCGTAATCATCAGTGCGGTATTCGGCACAGAGTTCATGTTGGCGATAGAAGATGTCATGTAGCCAGCAAATATCGCTGTGTTCTCTACGAAAATCTTCATGCTGATGCGTTCAGTATCGGTGCCGAACAAGCCCATTGCTTTTGAGGATAAAGCGGCCAGCATCTCAAGGCCAAGCCCGAATATGCTTACGTTTACCTGCGTTCCGAAGAGGTTTCCAGATGACTGTAGAGATACTGTCGCCCTGGCCTCGCTGATTGAGATCTGATTGTTTCCAGCATCATCGAATGATGAGGTTTCATTCACGAATTCAAATCGAAGGGATCGCTTACTGTACAAGTTCGCTCTCCTCTATGTAGTAAAGAATGAACCTGCCGCCAAGCCCTTCGTACGCCGGGTCTAGCTGGCCTACGTTGTCGAGGAAAACCAGATCGCCCTGAAATCCAAGGTACGAATACCTGACCATTTTGTTTCCGTACAGGCACGGAACGCCTTGCATGATGGGGTTGCCGTTAACCGTCAGGTCCATGTATAGGAAGCTTTCACGCTGGATCAGTCGTATGACGCATCGCTGCCCTGCCAAATCCACAGAGACAGACTGTGACTTCTGCGGCTCAAGTGGAATTGTTCTCATGTGATGTTCTCGTTAATTTCTTTGGCAAGCTCAGCCGCCTTCTGAGTGGCGCTGTTAGTCACGTCGAGTATCGGCTTCGAAACGGTATTGAGAGCGCTCTGAAAGCTTGTAGAGATGGCGTTTGACGCTGTTGTGGCTATGCCTGACACTGATGTTTTCAGTGATGACCAGGACTTACCAAGCTCGTCGACAGTGGAAGGCGTAGAGCCAGCATCTTTAGTCGATGCCCCCATTCCTGTAATCCCCTGGCTAACCGAGTCATTCGTCGGTTTTGCTTCAGACTGAGCGCCAGAAAGGACCACTTCCATCTGCTGCATAACCTCCTGAAAGTACAGGTATATTGTCAGCATGCTCACGCCGCGCTGTGAATTAACCTCGTATGAATGGTCTACCAGGTCATAGCTCTCAAGCGTCTCTTTCGGTGTCTCAATGTCGTAAGTATTGGCCGTAGACAGCATTGTCTTGATGGTTTCAAGTACGCTGCTCTGGCTGGTAAACGTCAGGTCGAAGATGTTTGGCATTCCACCGGAAAAACCGGTAAGACCGGTGACGATAATTTCGCATCTGACAACAGAAGGCTCTTTCACTTTGTTGATTGACTGGTATTTACCGCCCTCTACAGGTGCATTTGTTATTTGAGCCCTACCACTTGGCTGTATAGATGCCATGCCGCTGAATTCAAGCGCTACAGCTCCTGTGGTGCTATCTCTAATGACATACTGAGGATGTAGAACGCTGTCGATGATCGACAGTGGAGAGCCACCGCCGATCGCATTAAATATGTCTGCGGTATTGAGGTCGATGATGCTCATCGTTTCTCCAGGCAATAAAAAACCCGCCGAAGCGGGTTATTAACGTATTTTGGTAGGCCAGAAGTGAATTATGTGAACAATACCTGATGATACGGCGACCCACAAAGTTAGCAACAGCAGCGCATATCCTGGACTTATTGTCATTAACTTGTCTACAGGCTGTGCGATGATCGTAAATGTCAGCGTGTAGATAAACAGATAAAGCAAATTGCTTCTCATAGTCTTACCTCCATGCCTCATTGTACTGCGCAAAATTCACGCTGTTAATGAAATAAATCGATCGTATCAATTCACAGAAGAAGCAAACGATGAGTTCGTTGTTGCCCTTTTTGCCTGCTGATTGATGCTCTGAGTGAGAGAATCGACAGACTGAGGGTTGCTGTTAACAAACACTTTATCTATGTGTGTGCTACTGGTTGCTAGCGACTGCCCACCTCCGGATGCCAGCTCATACGGCCTGCTGTCTGCAATCCTGCCCTGTGTGGCGTAGTAGTTTCTGGCGTTACCCATGTTTCCGTACACCTTGCCAGTGTATTCTCTGGTTTCTTTGGGAAGCTGAGAAATGTCACTGCCATTGGCGATCCACTTATCAACGTTACCCATCCCCCAGTTATAGGCGCGGAGAGCGTTGTCGACATTCCCATCGTACCTTTTCAGAAGCTGGCGCATGTAAACAGACGCTGCTGCGCGGGATTTGCTGGGGTCTAACCTTTCGTCCACCTGGGAATCGACACGCAAACCGAGGTCTCTTGCAGTTCCAGGCATGAACTGAAACGCGCCGGTAGCACCGGACACGTTATAAGCTAGCGGGTTTCCGCCAGATTCAGTCATCATTATGCCGTGAAGCAGATCATCCATTCCAGATGAGCCAGACACTCTTGCGGATTGCCCATACTGCTCTGGCTCACCAAAACCAAGAAACGATTTAACGTCATCCCATGTCATGAATGGCTTTTTATCCTCATGCACCTTGTCATAAAGATAAGATCCAACATCATTGCCCTGCTTTCTTGCATTATCTCTAGCCTGGTCGATACCATGACTGGCTGCTGCAGCTGCAAGCGCCCCCATAACTAATGGGTTTGCTCTTAATCCAGCAGATAGCAGTAAAAGCAATGCTGTCGCACCACCAACTGAGTCTGTGAGCTTTTTAATTGAGTCTCCAGCCTCTTTGAAGAATCCGATGATGTCACCGTGATGGTCTTTAATCCAGTTACCAAAAGCTTTCAGTGCATCCATAACTTCCGGTGCGAATGCAATTGCAAGATCCTGTCTCAGTCGGTCAAACTCAGAGTCGAGCTGACCTAGCGTGACCACTAAATCCTCCTGCTCCTTCACCTGCTGAGCAGTGATGTTTGACTTCTTCGTTTCTGAGTCGACAAGTGACTTCAGTTCGCCAGATTTAATCTTGGCTGCATCGGTTGGGTCGAAACCTGCGGCTGCCATAACCTGCATTAGGTTCTCTTGTGAGTGATTCTTCCCGTATCGGGTGAACTCACCAAGAGCTTTACTGGGGTCGCCGAGATTGTTGATATTAAGCCCTGTGCGAGCGCCTAGCACCATCAGGTTCTGCGCTGCACCGGTAAGGCCGCCAAATACAGTAGGGTCTGCGATGTTAGCCAGTGCCATACGGGCGCTACCGGACGCGCCAATAAATGCGTCACCGTTAAGACCTGCCTGCTGGAATCCGCGACGAAGGCCAAACATCTTGTTTACGTCAGTGCCGAAGAATTTAGCCTGATTACTTGCCCGGACGATTTCGTTTGATGTGGATGTGAATAGCTGCTTGATGCCATACAGGCCAGCGCCAATCCCAAGGAATCCGGCTGCTGCAGCATATGCCCCACGAAATGAGGTGGCTGCAGACGCGCCGAACTTCTTAACATCAAACGTGGCGTCAGAAATTACCCGCCCAGTTTTCCGCGTAGAGCGCTGAATGTCATCGCCAGTCTTGACGATAACCTTACCCGTCTGCTTTGAGGTTTCATCAATGTCGTCAAAGCTTTTATCTACTGTGTCCTGAAGTTCCTTAACGCCCTCTTCAACCTTTTTCTTGCCGTTCAGGAACTCATCGGCCTTGATTGTGACCTTATAGGCCAACTCATTGATAATCATCGTTGCTCCTGATGCTTATGCCAGACGCGTTGGTTGAAGTTTTCAACTGATATGATTTCCAGCAGGTTGTACATATCTGCTACGGAAAGCTTCTTCTGAAGGTCCAGATAAGAGGCTTTGCCGGAACAGATAATTGCGTTAATTGCTGAAGAGACGTTTACAGGCGAGACCAGTTTGGCCGGAAGAGACTCCTCTTCCATGAAGGGGTACTTTACTCTCCGGCGATCGTTAAAAAATCGAAGTTAACCTTGAAGACTTTATCCAGCAGAGTGCGGATAGTGGAAACCTCTTCAAAATCCAGTTCGCCTTTAACCTTGCGCTGCTGTCTTGTGCCTTCATGGGTAATGACGATATCAACCGTAGACATCAGTCTGTCTCGAAGTTGACGTGCTACGTCAGGAGATGATGCAGAGATAACGCTCAGGCCGACCGTAGCCAGCCCTGCGCAACCCATTGCTATCACATCAGCAGGAATCTGGCTGTAGTTAGAATCACCCATTGCACGAAAGATATCCTGAGCCAGAGTGTCGGCATCCCATGCCGACATTTCTGTGATGATAAACTCTTTGCCTTTGTCGCGGCCTTCCTCTTCGACGATGAAAGGAATTTCCTTACGAGACATCAGATTGCACTCCGGGTAACCGTTTCAAAGTGGAATACTGCAGGGCGCGGCTGGAGAACTCGGCGACCTGGAGGTGTTGGAGTCCATGTGTAGAGAACGCCATTCACGAAGTTCCACTTAGCGCCTAACGCTGGCACGGTCAGAGTCGCGTTACAGGCAAATGCAGAGATTGCCGTTCGCTCCGCCGCAATCCAGTCATCCAGCAAGCTACTGGCATTCGACGTGGCCATCAGGTTGATGGTGAACTCAGTCGGGTTGAAGATGAAGCCAGCATGGTATTTACCGTCTGCTGACATCATGTCTTCTTTGTTCTGAAGCGCACCAGTTTCAAACATGTTGTCGGCTGCGTAATCGTCTACATCAAAACCGCCAGGGTAGTAAGATGGCACGACGATGCGCAGCTTGGAATTAGCACTTGTAATATCAATTGGCATTTTGTCGTCCTTACAGAATCGCGGTTGAAGACATGTTGATTGATTGGATCAGCTGACCGTCTACGTAGTAGAAGATTGCACCTTTCAGGTCGCGCTCCAGACGAGCAGCGCCGGTCTGAGTTGGGATAAATAGATACCATCCTTCAGAGTAAAGGGTCGCAGAAATATCCTTGCCAACGGTGTTATTCACGATGCGAATCTGTGCCTGGTCGAGCACCACGCCCTTCTGAATTGCACCAAAGGTCAAAGCCTGGTTGGCAACATCGATTGTGGCTGCCTGAATCGCGCCATAGCCATTCTGGTTGAATGGGTAGGACTGGTTATTGGTGAATAGGTTTGCATAAGCGCCTACGAGGTTAGCGTTAATCCAGACCTGGTCAATGAAGCTATCCAACCAGACGAATTTGCCTGAGATAGCACCATCAGAAGCATACTGCGCCATCGTCTTATTCAGGCTGTATGAGCCGTAGAAGTTATAGCCGTTAGACTTGAGTGCCTGAGCTGTTGCCAGATCGCTTACGTTAGGCGCAAGACCTGAGAATCCTCGGAATTTGAACGATACGCGCCCGTTTGTGCGTGCGAAGTCTACGGATGCGGCATATGCCAGAGCTGTGACGCTGTACAGATAAGAGCCGTACACCGGGAAGATATTCTCATACCCGTTAGCCACCACAACCTTTTGCACGAAGCAGTTAGCGTTGTTAGCGATAGTGCCTGCAGCGGTAGTGTCATGCACCACATAGCCGAAGCGGTTTTTGCTGCCATTTGCCCACGCACACAGTTCCGTTTTCTGGTCATCCGTTAACTCAACCAGGGAGTTAAACAGAATCCAGTTCTGGTTGGTGTTAATGATGTTATTCATCGTGTCAGTCAGCGTGACTGCATCAGAGCCAGGGGAAACAGTCGCAGCGGTTGCTTGCGTCAGCAGCAGTCCGGTTGCCAGCGCACCAGGGGATGCATAAGACACCTGGCTATCTGCGCCAGTAGTCACTGAGCGAATGATGAAGCGATTGGCAATAGGAAGCCACTCAACCGCCACCTTACTCGCGCCGATTCCGGTCTGAAGCTTGGATGCGATATCGCTGAAGCTTGTTGCAGTGGAAAGGTCGATAGACGAACTGGTAGTTGATACGCCATCCACAGTGAGGGTGATGGTTCCTGCTGGAATTGCCTTAAGGGTCGATAGTGCAACACCTTTCAGATTTCCTGACAGCAGGTAGCCAGCCACATCTGCAGTAATAACGCGGTACATCAGCAACTCACCCGGAATAACGGATGAGTTTTCGTAGCCGTTGAAATACTGCTGCGCGGCAAGGAATTCTTTTGACGTGCTTCCCATAAGGGCTGACACATCTGCTGCAGAGAAGTAAGAGACAACTGAGCCCACAGGCACCAGTTCATTGTCAGTCAGCATCAGGCCGTTAGCATCAACCGCAGAACCGGCAGGTGTAACGACATTTGGCGTGATATTAAAATCTACGGATAAAGGGATTGTGCTCATGGGCGGTCATCCACCTGTTCAGTTGTAATTTCTGCTTTGTCGAAGTAGTCCTGCGGGAACGACACGGTGATGTGCGCCTGCAGAGAAAGAGTTAGCGTGTATCGCTCCTGCCACTGGCTTTCCGCATCAATCATGGGAGCCTGAATTGCCGGAGATGAGTAAAGAGGTGCCAGTCTGGCATCAATGGCTTTGATGGTGTCGTAGCCGTAGCTACTGGCGAATGTGGTTTCTAAGGCGATTGCCCGATCCCCTGCACCCTGACCATAGATATCAACCTGGATATCTGCCTGGCGAACCTCGGTGTATCCCATAGCGCTTGTCGATGGAGAGCCTGTGTCCTGCTTGATATCTCTCGTCGTGGATAGCCGCGTAAATCGCAAGGGGGTCAGGATGCAGAACTGGCCTTTTGGCATCGGCACCCTGTTAGCCTGAGCCTGCTGGCAAGTACCTGCTATGGGTTCGATGTAATCCGCCAGAACGTCGATTACATTATCTACGGTGAAGTCATTCATGGCGTACGCCCGTGATTCTCATGGAACCCGTAACGTATTTCTGCATCCTTTCTTGCTTTGGCTGCCAATTCAATGGAGGAGAATCGTCCCAGATGAACTGTTTTCCTGTTTACCATTATTTTTGCTCGCCATTTCCCATTCCTGGCATCCCATCCGACGCCAAGAACCCCACTATTGTTTGATTTTGGGATTGCCATGTTGCGCTGGTTGTCCTGGTGAGAAACAAGCCTGAGGTTAGATAGTCTGTTGTCGCTTTTGATGCCATTGATATGATCAACTTGCATGCCATCTGGGATTTTCCCATGAGAGATTTCCCACGCAATACGATGCACTCGATGGTCCTTGTTAAAACATCCGACAGCCAGGTATCCTTTGCTATCTGGGCGACCAGCAATCTGACCAACCATTCTTTTCTTACCAGTGTCCTTCTTCCACTTCAGAATCCCTGTTAGTGGGTCATAGTGGAAAACATCGGAAAAACTACTTGAAACTTCCATTTTGCTATCCCTCCGATACCTGAAGAACCACAATCAAACGACACCAGGAATCCCATAGCTCTACCGGCTCAACAACAAGCCATTGCTCGCCATTAATAACGAAGATATCGCCGCCCTGCTCCATTTCACGCTGGACGCTGAAATAATTCCCGTTCACATAAATCACCTTCGCCAGACCCTGAATATTCAGGCCATCGACGTGTTGCATATCGCCGCGACTGATAGGCTGAAGCTGAATAGTGACATTCTGGTCAGGCTGATAAGTTGGAGTTGGATTGCGCCCAGGGCCGATGGTTTCGCCTGCGTATTTTTTGAGTACTGCCTGGATGTTTGGGTTTACTCTGCGAATGGCGCTATTGGCTATCTTGTGAAGGTTCAATTTCGCCTACCTCATAATGCACATCACGAATCATGACTTTGGTGTCAACGAGAGGCTTATCTGACTGGTTAGGCATTACTTTCCTGTTTCTGCGTCGCTCGAGCGTGACTTCGGAGAGCTCAGGCTCAACGAGCGTGGCAATCGACTGAACAACATCACCCACAGCCCTTTCACCAACCACAGCAAGAACATCATCAAGCGGCACTCCTTTCTGCAAACCTCTGGATATGGCATCCAGCCATTCGCTTTCATGCTCAGCAATGGCATTTCGGAAGAATGGTCTTGGAGGTTGATTGTTGGCTGGATTTCCATATTCGTTTGTTGCTGCGACCATAGCCACAGGAGTTCCATCCGGATATGTGGCCCCGTCTATAAATCCAACCTTCAGCTGCTTATCTGAGAGATTGCTGGCGATGTTATTCAGCGCATCGAGTATCTTGTCGCTCATCTGCATCTACCCCTGTAAAAGCCCATCCGATAAATCTTTGTGGCCTGCCAGAAGGTGAATCCATATGGCGACTGAAGAAAGAACTCGGCATTGAATGGAACATTAGACATTGCCGAGCCTACACTTACGCTACCCTCGGACGCAGAAGAAAGGCGGCCAACCATTCCGGTCACACCGCCATTGTCATTTGCATCAACGTAGAATAAGTAAGCAAGGTGCGCTGTCAGAAGATAGAGGAAGTATTTCCTCTTCTCCTCATCAGTGATAACGGATTGCGGCGTGTTCTCCAGATAGGTAGTTGCAGCGTAAAACAGGTCTTCAACCTGCTGGTCTGTAAGCGCGTTATATTGCGGATATTTCGACTTCCACTCGGCCACATCCAGAGTTACGACGCCCATACGTTATTCCTCTTTCTCGCCTTTTTTCAGTACGTGTTGTTCGCCGCCAGTTTTCAGGTCTTTCTTGTCTTCTGCTGCAGCTTTGGCGTTAGCCTCATTTTTCTGAGCGAAGATAAAACCATCCTTGATAGCGGTCATATCAGCGTACTTACTCTCAATGGCCTGCCACAGTTCTTCAGGCATATGGGTCAGGCCGCATACACCTTCGTAACCGCGAACAGCAACAAGCTCGCTGCTGTTCTGGCCGTTTACCACGATCTCTTTACCGTTCACTTCAAAAACGGTGCCGTGAATGAGCTTGCTACTTACTACTACGTTAGCCATTAGAGAGTCCCTGTCATTTGAACAACGCCGGATGGGCGGTAGATAACGGTGCCGAGAGTACCTGCGGCCAGTTTCTGGCTGGTCATTGAGTGCTCAACGAATACCGGGAATGCACGCATTTTTTCGGTGTAGACGGTATTACCGACAGGAGTGCCACCCAGACTTTCGGCGATCAGCTGAATCAAACCACCTGAAGGAGTGCCAAACTCAGGAACAACCACAACGGTCAGGCTGGTATAGGTCTTCTTAATCAGGTCGATAGCGGAAGCCGTACCCAGTGCGTTGATTGCACCCAAAGAGGCGTTATCGCTTGGGCTCACCACCAGTTTCATTGGACTGGTTTCCTGCACCAGACCCTGGTTTTTAGCCGCCAGGTTGGTGAACATCTTCTTCACATCGTTGAAGATGCCAACAGCGTCTTTGTCTGCCCACTTCACTTTACCGTCAGCGGTGGTGATTGGGGTCAGAGCCGCAGGTAATGCTGGGTCGTTCATGATGCCGAAGTTAGGCGCGCCAGAGATGCCGTACATGTAGGACTTGTTGAAGAAACGGTTAATGGCATCAACGCCTGCCGCCTGCTTCATGGCAACGTAAGGAATCAGCGCCATGCCGTACTTCTCTTGTTCCAGGTCGCCCCATTCGTTCATTCCCTGGAAGCGCATCTGGCGACGCTGCTCCCAGTTGGCGTTTACATGGGTAGAGCCAGCGCGAGAGCGATCGTCATAAGCAACGATTTCATACGCTTCTTCAGTGCGTGGGAACTGAACATCCTGCACAGCCCAGGTGCCTTTTTTAACTTCCGGGTAAATCTGGGTTGCCACGGTTGGTGCGAAGAGTTGCTTGATGATCATCGGGTCGATGACCTGAGCCGCAGCAGCCGGAATACCACCGTTTGCCACAGTAGCCATATCTACTGCGGAGTCACCTACTACACCTTTCATGGAAAGATAAGAAGGGGTTTTCTCGAAGACTACGCCCTTGTCTGCCAGTACTTTCAGGTACTGCGGCAGAGTGGATTGATTAAGCTCCATTACAGAACCCCCTGCTTGGTCATTTTGATAATTGAGTTAGCATCAGCATCGGATGCAACGTAATACGGCGTTTCAATCGCGCCAGAAATGGTTGCACCGGCCGCACCAGTTTTGGTTGTGCCATCAGCAAGAACGGCGAAGATTTTCTGCCCTTTGGTTGCTGCTGTTGCGGTACGCACCCAGAAGTCGCCGACAGTGAATACGCCCAGGTCAGTGCCTGGCTCTACCAGCATGGAGCCGGTCGAACCTAGAGGGATAACGCCCTTGCCAGTATTCATTACCCAACCCAGTGGAAGGCCGGTGCCTGTGTTATTCACCAGAGTCGGATCAGTGCCATCCACCCACACCCAGCGAGCCTGATAGACACCACTTGCGCCAGCCTTGTAAGAGCCTTCAGGCGGCAGGGCCACAGCCGTAGGGTTAAGTGATGCCAGGTCGCCTTCTTTACCCGGAGCTGGGTACAAAGTTACGGTTTGCTGAAAAGTCATTTTCGGTTTCCCTTAGAGATATTCTTTGAAGTCAGCAGCGCTTGCCTGCTTCTCAGCAGAGTCACCGACTGGTTGTTTGCTGGTCTTGCCATGAATAGCCATCTGAACCAGCGCTTTGTAGGCTGATGGGTGAACACCGTCGATGTTTACCTTCTCCTGCTTCAGCACTGCTTTGTAGATGTCATCTGCAGAGTCGCCTGATACATGCCCATACACTGGCTCAACTGTGCGCATGGCCTCACGAGTTGCTGAGAACTCACGACGCGCTTCTGCCAGCGCTTCTGATTTGGCTTTGGCTACCAGGTCGCGAATGGCGCTATCACCCATTGGCTCTTTATCCTTTTCTTTTTCTGGGTCATCGTTGTCGCCAGGCTTTTCTTTGTCCTTTTCCGGATCATCGTTATCGCCTGGTTTATCGTTATCCGGGTCGTCGTTATCACCCGGCTTGTCTTTATTGATTTCGCTCTGCTCATGCTGAGCCATAAGCTCCATAATGCCCTTTGCCAGTTCATCAGCGTCCGAATCGGATGCTGTGGCAAACTTGGTTTTAATCAGGTCGGTCAAGCCTTCCATCAAAGTTTCCTCTTGGTCTTGTGAATCGCCTACGGCGCATTCAGCGCCAACACGGCCTTTAATGGTCAGCGCGACAGAGTTACCCGAAATGTTTCTGGCAACGCCGTCATACGCCTGACCCATGAACTCGCCTGGGGACATATCCAGGTCGAAGAATGATGGGAAGATGGAAAGCTCGCGGCGGGTGGAATTCTCCACTCCTTCGATTGCCGCCTTGTCCCACAGCTTCATGCTGGTAACGAGATAAGGGGATTCGAATCGCGTATCTGTCCCGGTTGTGCCTACCCGCTCCTGAGGCGTGTCAGGCGTGTCTAACTGGTTTGGGTGCTCAATGGTCACTGGCACGTTGTTGAACGAGTCAGCGGCGCGGATAAGTTCTTCTGCAGGGCGGTAGATGTAATAGAGGCGCTCAGGGTTGAGCCCTAAATCTCTCCATCCCGGCAAACTTGAGCCCCTGTAAGGGCTCACACATTCTTTGCTGATGTTGCACTGGGTGATGTTCATCCGCCCGTAATCGTCATACGTGCGAACTGATGAGCCCATGTCGTAGGAGTCGCCTCGGTAGCCATTGGCGTATGCCGCTCGCTCTACTTCTTCAGCTTTCTCTTTAGACACAAACGGGCCTTTGCTACCCCAGTACCATTTGCCATCTTTCTGATGTACTGGCATGGATTTACCTTTCTTCAGGCAATAAAAAAGGCCGCCTTGGCGACCTGTTGTTTTAGAACGGAAGCACCGGCTTCCAGCTACAACCGCAATTTATCTCTTGCCCCGGCAGAACGTATTCACCGCTATCACCAACCGGCAATCCTTTATCCAGGTCGAACTCCTGACCGTTCGCCTTCACATGCTTGGGCCGGGGATGACTGCCACCACCTGAATGCATCCAGATGCCTTTGGTGATGCCCAGCGATTGCTGCCTGACCTTAGCCAACTCTGCCGTGACTTTGTTGTTCTGGTCGATAGCAATGCGCTCTGCCCTGCGCCTCGTCACGCCGAATTGTTTCTGTAGCTCTTCGGTCATGTACTGCAGGTCGCGACCTCTGGTGATCGACTGGAGAGTGATTGTCTGCACCTGTGTGAAATACTTCTCAGGGATGGATTTAATCAGGTTGATGTTTTCTGCAACGATGCCATCAACAGCCTGCTTCATCTCAGGGGTCATTGTGAATTTAACCTTTGGCAGGTCTTTTTCACCGATTGAGCGTTTGAGTGATTTTGTCGCTGTGCTGTCTACCGCATTCACAAACTTAGGTGCGATTGTTACGGCCGCATCTGAGAACGTGGCTACCCATCGCTCCCTGAGGTCAATAAGGCGGTCGGCGATATCATTCATGCCACGCTCGCCTGACTGATGTGCGTTGTACTGGGCTCGTGCCCAATAGTCAGCACTCTTGACCATTTCCGAGATGAGACCTTTAAGCGACATCGCGTATTGATTTGCTATCGTCGCGTTGTAGCGAACCCGACGAAGGGTCTTTATCTTCATCAGTCTCGTCCTCAGGGTAAATGCTCACGACCTCATACTTAATGCCGTTGAACTCCGAATCATCATCAGCTGCAATCACCTTGCAAACCTGCTCAGGCGTTACCACCTCAGCATCAATCAGCTTGACGTAGGTATCAGCCTTCTTGTTGTTGATATCGGCAATTTCCAGGTCGCTCAGTTCATCCAGAGGGTTGAAGTCGATATACAGGTCTTCATAGAACTCCCCAAACTCATTCAGGCAGAGGATTTTCAGCACCCAGTCAAGCACCGGCTTGTAGCTATTCTTCTGCTTGTTGGAGATGTTCTCGTGCTGTGATTCCCTCTCACCCTCACCACTGGCGTTCATGCCGCTTGGCTGGCTTCCTGTAAGGCTTGTGACACTAAGACGTGAAGGTACGCAGATAAGCCTCAGCATCTCGGCCTGTAACTCCTGAAGCCCTGTAAGCGTAGTGTTCATCTGCTCCAGAGTTTCCTGGCTCTTATCGATTGCCAGAACTCCGTGGTTATCCTTTCCGTAAACCAGAGTATCGAGACGCTTGTCGAACTCATTGCGGTCCTGCAGATACGTTTCCATATCCGTAGACCAGATATACGTCCTGAAGGTAGTAATGATTCTCGGGATGTCGTCGCGCACGCTCTCCCAGTTCGTTACATAGGGAAGCATCATCTGAATCAGTGACAGGCCGCCAAAGTTATACGATGGCTTCAGCATGTCCGGCACCGAATACAGCACCAGGGACTTCATGCGGCTAGCGCTTACGATGCGCCCCATCACATACCATTGCTGTGGCACGAAGAACTCAGGGCTGATGGGGTCGATTGCGTTGTATGCCTGTGGATATGTCCACATTGGTTCAATAACGCGGAACCCTTCCAGATCGCCTTTCTTAATCTTCGTCGGGTCAAGCAGAAGCTCTTTATCGCGCTCGTTCTCATCACCCTTCATTTTCACAAACAGGAATGAGTTGCCAAACGCCTCGGCGTTGAATCCGAGCAGCTTAAGGTGTTTCTCTACCGCGTACTTCTCAAACGCGTCCTCAAGCTGGCCGATGATGTCTGAGCGGTCATTCTTGGTGTCGTTGGACTTAACCTTGAAGCCTTTGCGGAATACCTCATTCACTGACTGCTCGCATGCTACGCGGTTCTCTGATTTCTGCGCCAGGGTAGCCAGCAATGGATAGCCCATGAATACAGAATCTGACGAGACAAACACGCTGTTCAGCATGCCGTAGTCTACGCTGTCACCTACTACCACTGTGTCCGGAACAACGCCTTTTGGTGGCTTATATGCAGCATGCTTCAGACCCGCAAAGTGCTTGTCTATCTTTTGCTTTTGATACTCGCTGTCAGATGCCCATGACTGGCCCACAGCAAGCTTGCGCGGCTTCTGTGCTGCGCTTGTGTTTCGTTTTGACATGTTACCAGCCTGAGTTTTTGCCAACGAGAAGTGAGCGGTTAATTGGTGCGTAAGCCATGACGAAAGCATCAGCCAGGTTTGGCGACTTTATCTCGCGCTTAGCCAGGTCTTTTTTGCTCTCAACCTTTACGCGTCCGTTATTGTCGAAGTCGCGCTTGGGAGTGCTGAGTTCAGTCTTCAGCTTTTCGAGGTATGGCATGTCAGAGGAAATGCTGATCATCTTCTCTGGCTTGAAAGGCTCACCGCGCTTGATGGCGTTGAATGTGTTTCTGAACCGGTCGGCAAGACTCCACCACGACTGAGCTTTGATGTTTGAGAAGTAATCCTTGTTGGTTATCTTCTCAACGTAGAGCTTTTCAGGGTTATGCACTGAGTCGCCAGCGTTGAACTTCGCATACTGGATTCTGGTTTTACGCTCAGCGTTAATCTCACCGAACTTGCTTCCAGCAAATGCACCTACCCCAATGGAGTCATAGGTAATGTGAGCATCACGCTTAAGCGCCTCACCATACACGCGAGAGCATGACTTACTTAGCTCATCCTCTTTTGCTGACCATTCATCGCACCAGAAAGCCACAGAGCCATGCGCATAAACCATTGCGCACTTATCCTCACCATCATCAGCAACGTCGAACCCGATGCGTTTCATGCCTTCTGGCTCGAATCCTAGCTTTATGTGCGCATCAATGGATGCCTCTATCCAGGAGCGTTTAATTACTGTCGCATCATCATCGGAACGTGGCACACCAAGATAGACATGCTCAAATGCCTCTTCATCTCGCTCTTTCGCCGCATCGATGACTTCAAGCATGGTCTTCGATAAGAAAGGGTTTTCATCAAAGTTAATCTTGCGAACCAGCGTTCTTGGTGGTGGGTTAACAATGAAGTTCTGATAGACGAAATCGGTGTAGAGATTGGGGTTGAATATAAACCAGCACTCAGAGCCTTCTTTACGAATGGTTGGCTCCAGTATCTCCCATTGCTCTTCAGTCAGGGCGTGCGCTTCTTCCAGCCAGAGTACGTCGATACTCTCAAGCGACTTTATCTCATCAACGCTATTCTTCAGGCCGTAGAAGATGAACTCTGTGCCGGTAACACGATTAACTATTTTGTCCTTCAGCACGCGAAAACGAGACTGCAAGCCAAAGCGCTCAATCTGAATCTTCAGCAACGCGTAGACCGACTCGGCGATCTTGTTTTGTATCTGACGAGCACAAAGGAAGCGCAGTTTGTAATTGTTTGCCAGGTAGATAGCAAATCCTGCCGCATCCCATGACTTCGAGCTTGCCCGACCGCCGTACAAAATCTTGTTGCGTGATTGTGTAGTCCAGAAGTCACGTAACACAGGGTTAAGAGTTGGTGTTGTAGAAGTCATTGAGGCTGGTTCCTTTGTTGACGCTTGAAGGCTCATCCTCTTTGATGCTGTAAGCCTCACGCTCAAGGCCGATTAATGTCTTGAGGGTGTCGCTAAGGTCTTTCATGGATTTGACGCGAGAAGGCAGACTGATTGTCTTTTGGTAAATCTCATTAAGCTTGTCACGGCCCGTCTTCTCATCAGGGTCGAACATAAACTCGCCAAGCTTTTTCATCATCTCAATATCAGTGCAATCGACAGACAGCTCTTCAAACAGCAGGTTTGCTAACTCTCTTGCCCTTCTGATATCTCCGCGATGCTCCATCCTGACATTAGCAATTGCTTCGGCAGTTGACTCTATCAGTACGCGTTCAGAGAGCGCTGATTCAGCGCGTACCTGCTTGCGTACCTCCGCCTTGCGTACCAGATCATCTGCTCTTTCTTTTACTTTTGCAGAGATGTCTCTTGACCAGTCATCTCTCTTTGCACGCTTACGTATGGCACCTTCACTTATGCCATGCTGCGATGCTATCTCTCTGAGGCTCAACACCCCGGCACGGTAAGCCGACTCGATGGCCTCCCAATCCGGAGTTGCCATGTTATTTACTCTTCAGTTTCGTATTGGACTGTGTACTGATTGACCTTCTGCAGGTTATAGCTGCGTATGCCATTTGTGAGTTTCACTGTCAGAAACCCATCTTTAATCGCCGGCTCAACCTTCGACTCAAAGTTTTCCCAACTAAATCCATCCTGGTGAACGGAAATCAGGAATTTATTAATTTTCGCCATTTCTCACCTCAGCTTGATGCCATGTGACCTGCGGCGATCAGCTTGGTCAGCAGTGAGTTGAAGTCAGCCTGAGTTGGCGCTGCTGTTAACTGAGCAGTGAATGTCATCTGCTTAACTGTGCCTGCAGTGGAGGTTGTTGCTGCCACTGGGGCTTCTGATGCTTTTGCTACGCTTACTGATTCGCCCGACTGAGCGACTACGATTGCTGGCATGATTTCACCTATGCGTTAACGATAATGATTGCGTCAGCGTTAAGTGGCTTGACGTATACAGGGGTGCCAGAAGAGGCGTGGTAAATGTACTGAGTCAAAGAGGATCCGCTAAATGGGAGACCAATGAGGTTTCCCGGTGCTGATGTTGACTGGCAGATATATGCCTCAGTACCAGAGATAGCGATGGTTGCCTCTGCGGTTCCATCGTAAACCTGAGTCCACACGCCTTTAGGTGCGGGTACGTTTAGTAATTGCATGTTTCACCTTAAGGGTTAGGAACCATCTGTTCAGCTACGAGAAGAATCGCTGTGGCCGTGAACGTTGCACCGTTCGATACGATTGTGATGTCACTGCCGTTAGTCGCCAGGTTGCCATCTTTGTCGACGCTGAAGAATGTCGGAAATGACAGCGCATCCACCGTTACCTGAGCATCACGCGTTTTACTCAGCGTGTTACCGTTCGTCTGTGGAAAGTCGATGGTCATGCTGCGGTTGGTAGAAGATCCGCTCCATGCGCCAATAACGTTCACCTTAAACGTACAGGTGGCATTCACGTTGAAGACGTTGAACTTGTTTGTTGTCGTGTTGAAGAACGGCGACAGGTTGCCTGTATGTGAGAGAGCTTTAATCAGGTTAATCAGATTGGTCGGTGTTGTTGGGATGACTAGGCTAAGCCCTGAAAAGTAGCATTCTGATTTCTGCCTTGTTGATGACGCAGGACCTGGTACGCCTTGCGGCCCTGGCACGCTACCAAATGGATAAAGCGACATACTCTCTCCTTAGCGCAACGGTTTCTCTGCTTCTCAGTAGTGATTTGTTACTTACGGCTTACCCGTCAGCAAGATTGTGACCACCGCCTTATTGGGGTTGAGCAATCTGTCCTTGTCGGGAGGATTCTATTTCACGAATAGCTTCAAGTTGGCCGTTGCAGTTCTCAATCGAAAGCAGTAGCGCAACGTTGAGCTGCAGGCTGTCTCCGAATGTCATTTGTTCTGGCACTTCTGGCACCACGCAATCAATCAGTAGATTTGCGGGTATCGGAGGATTTTTTACCTTTATGGCCTCGCGCACTATCTGCTGCTTTGCGCACCCCGATAACAGCATTAGCAGGGATATACTCAACAGCACATGCATTGCCTTTGAGCGCATCCTTCACCTCTTCTTGCAGTTTCTGGGCTTTCATTTCAGCTGCAGCACGTCGACGCGCTTCAGTTGCCACTATCTTGTTCATTACTCCGATCTGCTCTACCAGCCCGTCAATCGAGTTAGCCAGCCCTTCGTTCTTCTGCCCGATATCTTTAATCTGTTCTGACATTCGCCCGTTATCTTCACTGAGCTTTTTGTTATCTGAGGCAAGGCGAAGCGTCAGAAGAATCACGATGACTATTGCTGCTATGGTGATGATCTCGCCTATAGGCCACTTCTTAAGCATTCTTCTGGCTCCATGTGCAAACCTGGTATTCAACATCGCGGCGGTTAATCAAGCCTTTCCACTTTTGACCACCTGCAAATACCCATCGCTTCAGCTCATCACACGCACCAGAATAGTCTTTGGCGTTGAGTTTCTTCATGAGCGTTGAGTTTATGGCGGCGATTGCTCCGACGTTATAGGCAAAGGAGTAAATGGCGGCGCGTTGCGTTTCAGTGGTGGGAACTTTGATCGCCGGGTCTACTTGTCTTGCTATGCGAGTCAGATCGCTCTTCGTAATCGCATCGCATTCTTTGTCTGTGTATCGCTTGCCAGGGATGATGTCTTTTCCCGTGTGGCCATCACAAACGGTGAGAACGCCAGCGACATCTTTGTAGGCGAAGTATTCCCTTCCCTCAAGCCCTCCCTTTCCGGAAAGCATTGCTGTGGCAATCGCGATTGCGCCAGCACCAATTGCGCCAGCTATTTTATTTCTGAGCGCACTATCCATCAGAGTTCCTTCGGAGCTTTTTGCCCGAGCTCAGCAATCACTCTGGCGGTAGCTGAGGGATTGTCTGTGTCTGTTTTGTTTAGGATGTCCTGCAGGATCTTCGTTCGCTTCATCTGCTCACGTTTATTGAGCCGGTAGGTAAGCACGCCGAGGGTGATACTGAATGCGACGCCGATAATGAAGCCCCAATCCTGCAAAGACAGGCTGGCGAAGAAAGCTGCAAGACCAGCGCTACCGTAGGAAGCATTGCTGTATCTCTCATCCATCTTCATGTCTCACCCCCAGAGTTCGGGGATCTGTTCAAAATAGGAATTAACGTGGTTGTTGAGTGAACAAATCCAGGATACATTTTGCGGTAACGTGGTTTGTTCGTGACTAAAGGCATGAGCAAATCAGGCAAGAGGCTGTTAGCGCAGTCTCTTGCCACCCATCTTCACGAAGCCCAGCCAAGCGCTGGGTTTTCTTTTTTGCAAAGCGCACCGGCACCGTAGCCACAGCGGATAAGGTGAGGGTATTGTCTGTCTGGTATTTGGTGGGATGCGCTTTCAGAAAGGTCGTGCAATTAATTACCCATGGTTGCTGAATTCACCATGGTAGTACTCTCTACTTTTCATCATCTCGCTGGCAGCGATTGCGATATCGTCAAACATCCCGACAATCACCTTCTTGCCATTCACCCGCAATGACGCAACCCATTTTTTGCTTATTTCGTCCCAATGAACCCCTTTGACACCAGATTTATTGCGCACAGTTACGCCCTGGTTCATTTGGTTTTCTGATTTTGAAACTACTCGAAGGTTTGAAATGCGGTTATCGTCTTTCTTACAATTGATGTGGTCGATATCCCCATCAGGGAATGAACCATTCTCCATCAGCCAAACTAAACGATGGGCTGCATAGATTTTACCGTGGATACAGATCTTGATGTATCCGTCTCTATGGTATGTACCCGCAATGTCACCAACTTTGATACTGTTCGTTGTTGGCTTGATCCAGGTGAATTTACCGGTCTCTTTGTCGTAAGTCAGATGTTCTAATAAAGTTTCTTTATTCATTTGAACTCCGGCGTCTTTCGACCGATTGCCTGAGGTAGCAGGTTAGGTTGATGTGAAGGTTGATAGTCTTAACATCATCGGCAACCTGCAGCACCATGGTATAAGAACGCATTTATATGCCTGTGCATAATCAAGTTCTTTTCCACAAACATTGCATCGATAGAACTTCATATACATGAATGTAATTAGTTATTTTGGAGGCTCAATCCTTTTTGAGATTAAACCACCCCCAAGCTCGTCCATGATGCTCAATAATCTCTTCATGGTTTTTTAATTGCTCTGGTTCTTTTCCAGGATATCCTGCTGCGATAGCGGACCAGATGTAATCACACATCTCTTTCTCTTGCTCTGGACTCATGATATTCCCCATAAAAAAGCCCCGAGGCGCAAACCTCAGGGCTATCGAATGAATGCACTACTCCATCATTGGTTTCAGATTAAACAAATATCGCCACTTTGTAAAGTGTGATTTTCTAGATAATTCCTATTTCGTAGAAAATATTTACTATCGAGTGACTTTGCTCAACATCTGATTTGCATATTCCTCCTGCTTAATGCACTCACCGACCAGACTTTCGAAGAAGTCCTTATATGACCTGCGCCATGTGGTTTCAGGCACATCAATCACAGTGGCGCAGATGTACTGACGAACACTATCAGGAAGCAATCGAGCATAACCACGCCCATTGCAGCGTCCGCATGCTTTATATGCAGGAACGCCACCTTGTAGAATAGTTTTCTCTTTGTCGACCACCATGCCTTTACCGTTGCACTGGCACGCATTAGTCAGCACCCCTTTCCCTTTGCACTTATTGCACAGTACCTTCACCGTTTCTTTTCGCTCAGCAAGATACGGTTGCCCGATGCTTTTCATCGTCATGACTTCAGCATCGACAAACTTCTTACCTCCACAGCAATCACAGGTTCGCGTACTGGCCGCGCTACGGGAATAGTCAGCAAATGCGAATGTTGCGAGCACTTGCATCACCTTTGACTTAATATCATTTTCGAGCTTACGTAAGGCGACAACCTTATCGCAATGCTCAAGTGCATATTGGGTCAGCAGTTCAATAGCTTTCTCACGGTCATTGCTGCTGATTTCCATCTTCCCTAAAAAAGCGCTGTAACCCAATGTAGCGCGACTTTGAGTCATACCCATCGCTGCCATCACATCAGTACCAGTTAACGTATCTGAGGATGTTGCACGCGGCGTATCGTTTATCTGCGTAGACTTAGCGAAGTGAAACTTGACTGCGTTTTCCAGGTTCATTTCTTTCCCCTATTTTGGTGCAGGAATATCTTCATTTCTAATTTCACAGCTTCATAAGCGTCTTGGGTATTGGCGTACTTCCTCAGCAGATAGAACGTGTCTCTCATATCCCACATGCGCCATGCTCGCCATTTCAATGAGTCAGGAATGACAGTAGAAAAGAGGCTTAGCATTTATGCTGCCTCCGGGTCATGGTCTGGCTTATTCGTTCCGAGCCGGTTACGAACTTCCCTCAGCTGCTCGCGCACATATTCAAGACTGCGCTCAAGCTCCTGCTCTTTGCCAATCAGCACCTGCTCGGTGCGCATATCTCGCTGACGCTGCCATTTGACTTGCTGGATGTTAGTTACGCTGCACATGAGTTATCCCCTTGCACCTGGATGAGCGTTAGGTTTCCGCAGAATACTGCGCCGGTATCGATATACATCTGATTGGAATATTTGAGAGGCTGTCTTGCTGGGGTGTGACCGAAGATGAACAGGTCTGCTCCAGATATATCTTTGTGATATCCATCCATCGCATCGCTGATTCTTTCCCTGTTCCAAATCGCTCGCTCAATATCAATATCCTTTCCATGCTCGTATTCACCGGATGGATAGTCAGCATGACAAACGACCACTTTTTTACCGCACGTCTCAATCTCAATAACAAGTGGTAACTCTGCGGCTTTATGAACCAGAGCCTTTGCCAGAATTTCTCTGTCATAATCGAGGTTAAAGAACCAGCCTCCGCCGTTAACAAGCCAGTGATTCACGTTTCCATGCTCTGATAGGCCGTCAATCATCATTTGTTCGTGATTACCGCGCACAGCCTTAAACCATGGGAATGTAATTAACTCCAGGCATTCAACGTTTTCAGTGCCGCGATCTACCAGATCACCTACTGAAACAACCAGGTCTTGCTTGGTGTCAAACTGAAGGCTTTCAAGCTGATTCATCAGGTTCGTGTAGCATCCGTGAAGGTCGCCGACTACCCAGATATTTCGATATTTACTGCCATCAATTCTTTCGTAGATATTCATGCTGCTTTCCTCATGAATCTGCGCCCGTATTCCATTAGCACATCACGATCGACCGTTGTCATTCGACACTCTCCAGCGCGTGGATATGGATGCCAGATAACGAACATTTGACCCTTGTTGTTGCCAGATACGGGCTTTCCAGTTGATGCGCTCAGGAATGCTAGCCTTCCGCCTGTGATAAACCTGACCTCATGCGCCGTCTTTATCGCCTCCAGGAACCAGCCAACTGAGCAATCTGCATTGAGCAACATCACGCAGCCAGTCCAGTGATCCGCATTTTCTTGCGCCGCTTTCTGCACAAAAGGCATCGGCTTGCTGTATGGAGGGTTAAGCCACACATAGCCAGGAATGTTCGGAATTACTTCATTCCATGGTGTTTTGAGCGTGTCCTGCTGCTCAGTGATGAAGTGTCTGCACAGGCTGTTATCAATGCTTGCGGCTGCATCCAGCACGAAACTGAACTCAGCATTCAGTGCGTGGAATATCTCAGGCGGCGTTCGCCAAAGGTCTTTAATTTCTGCCGGGGTATTTGATTTATCCGTCATGCTGCCTCACTTCTGCTGTCACGCAGGTCTTTAAGCTTATGCTGATACTCGCCGTATTTTGGCTGGTAGCCATTTGCCTTCTTCCCTCGATGTGTGAGCTTTTCACCGAATAGAGCTTGCTCTACGCTCATACCTTTCCTGAGCCTGAACAGAATCGTATTTCCGGCGATGCTTACTCTTTGGTCTCGCGACCATTCTGCTGGGGTTTTCGTTTCCCCATTGAACGTGATGGCGTGGCTTCTTTTCCTGGTGTGGGATGGGATGTGAATACGTGATCGCATCACATTGCAGGCATTGCACAAAACTCTGAGATTATCCGGTTCGTTGTTATTGACTCGATCATCCTTGTGGTCAATATGTGCATTCTCCCAGGTAACAGTTTTTCCGCACAATTCGCATGGTGGTAACTGCTCTCCGTACTTTGCGTACATAACCTTTCTGTGTTCGTACACACATCCATTTTTCATTGCCAGTGGATGAAGTGGCTCTTTGATCATCACGTATCCCTTGGCGTTAGCAGAGACCCCTTTTCCTTTCCCGTGCTTTGTAAGTTCATATGTCCCATATCGCTTCATCCTGAAATAATGCTTTTGGCATACCTGCTGCTCCATGTATCTACATTCGCGATCGCAACCTTCAATCTTGCACTTCATGCGGCCTCCAGTAGTTCGGTAATCATTGGCAAGCTCCCGCACGTCTCAGTAACTACCAGCACAAGCATTCCACCTTTAATCGCCTGACAGCGCTTGATGCGCATATCGTCTATCTGACCGTCATCCAGCCAGAAGCCCGCACTTGTGAGTGCGTCAAAAACGGCTTTGGGCAGATTGTCCAAATCTCGTTTGCGGTTATCGGGAGGTGCTGCGTGGATGGTGATTCTGATGCGAGGTGTGATTTTGATGTCTAGCTGTTGTTGCTGGATTATTTCGATTACTTCTTTTCGGTATCTCTTTCCCCAATCGCTGATGTAGTGGATGCCTCGTGAGTGTCGCCAGTACCGGTTATTGGATGGCGGCCACGGTAGCTGCAAAAGATATCTGTTCATCTGACCGATAACCTCCCTCCGTTCGCCAGCTGCCTGAGCGTCAGGACAATTGCTCTATCCATTTCAGCTCTGCGCTCTTCCCGGGTCATGTCCTTTCCGTTGTCTATGCGCGTATGGCATTGTTCGCATAGCGCCGCCGTTAAACAATCATCAACCTTCAGTCCTATTCCCTTCCCTTCGTTACGGTGTGCTGCCTGAACTCCATAACGACCACACAGAACGCAGCAATCTATCTCCCTGACTGCCTGCAGCCATTTATTGCTCCGGTATATTGCCATCTGTGACATCTCCATTCGGATCACGATAAATCAGCCATTCGTCCACGCATTCAGAGCATGCGTAGGTTTCCTCTGGCGTTAGCTCCTTCGTGCAGCCTGCGCACAACGTTCTACGTATGCTCTGCTGCTCGTAGGATTGGGCTTCTGAGGTTGTAAGCATTAATGCAACCTCGCTGCTGTGGTTTCTTCCGGTTCCTGTAACTGGATAATCATGTCGGCATCTTCGAACTGGTACATGTACGCCTGCCCTTCATGGCCTTCTAAACGTCCTTGTACGAATCCATACATCCAGCTCATCATCATCTGAACTGCATCAACGCCGTCGCCTTCCATATCTTCGAGAAGGTCAGCGAGTCGGTCTGCGTAGTCATCGTCTAAGCTGCTCATAGCTACCTCATAAACTGACTGATGAATTTCAACCACCCATAAGCCCCGGCAATTCCAAATGTCAGCCCCATACCCGCTAGCGTAGAAAATAGGATTGTCATCATTGCCATTTCCCAGAACTTCTTCATGCCCATATCCTCTGTTGATACTGACTCCTACCCTTTGGCTCGCTGGCGTACTCTGGCAACAAGGCTCCGACTATCCACAGGCGTGGGTCAGCGCTAAGGTGCTTGGTTGTTTGTACGTTTCGGGAGTGGTAGAGAGTGATTAGTTGGTTGGCTTCGTCGGTGGTCATTGGTGGGTGGTAGAAGTACGTTCGCTTCACTCATACCTCATGTCAGTGAATCTGACGTTCTGACCGGTTGCCCACGCAGTCGTGTACTCAATAAGGCTCGCCATGCGCCCTACGCTCATCTCTGCGCTGCTCTCACGGATGTTGACGTATTCACCCTCTAACCCGGGTACGACTTCAGCCTCCTGCTTTGTAGCGACTGCATGACCGCTAATCAGCAATACCTTCCACTGCTCAGGCTTGAGTTGCTTTCCGCACCATGTGACCTGACGAGCGATATCTCCCAGCATGCTGTGGAACTTGGCATTCTGGTCGAGGTTTCGCTTGTAGTCAGAGATTCGAATGGTGATGGGTCGGTCGTTGTCGAGAGGTGATGCGAGGATGGCGTTTATTGCTGACTGCTGTTGCTGCTTACTTCGAAGGAAGATTGTTTGTTTCATCTCCTGCTCTCCGGTTCCAGGCCAATGCCGCCAGCACTTCTGTTGGTTGTTCTGGTCCATTCGCACCGCAGTCTCTGCAGTAAGAGAAGCGCCATTCCTCGTTAACGTAAAAATCAATTCCAATGTTCCCGCTTCCGCAGAATGGACATGGTTTAGGTAAGCTCACGATTTGCCTCCATTTAAATCAGATGCCACTTTGAGCTGATGCTCGATAGCCTGTCTTAACAACTGAGCCTGATAAAATGCCTTCTCTGACATTTCACTTCCATCTGTTGTGACGGACAGGAAATGCTGACCCATGTTTACGGCGTTAATGAGCGCGTCACAAAGATGTCGATATTGTCTACGCGTTAAAGTTACTGTCTTCTCGCTCATACTCACTCCTTCACTTTGATTCCAACTGAGCGGATGGCTTCAGCGCAGTAGTCGATAGCGCAGTTGTGGCCTTTGTCAAATTCATCCTCAACCATCACTTTGTCATCGAGTTTTATCTCGATAGCTGCGCGAGATGCGGCCCATGCTGACCACGGCATCGTGACAATAATTAAGCACTCCCGCGGCGATATCGTGCTTTTCCATAAACCACTCTTCAAACTGCTTTCTTGATTCGTCCATATTCCTCTCCATCACAATTCATTCCCCATCACATGCGGAACCATCCCGCGGCGTTCGAAGTACAGCCGAGCAAAACCTTCCGCGACCTTTTCGTTTACTTCTATGCTTTCCCATTCAAGGATGTTAATCAGGCCTGAGCGCACAAATGGGAAGTTGTACCAGCGCACCCTTCGAAGGTGAGTGGCGTTGTACATTAGGTTGTCGCCAATAATGAATTTGTACCTCTTCATCATTCCTCTCCATCAGCGTGCTGGGGTGTTAGTCGCCTGTCTTCATGCGGATGCTGCCAGCAATTAAAATCACTGCAAAAAGTAACCATCCCCATCCGGATTTATCGTGGTAAATCAAAAATGCCACGCTAAGGAAACCACTGATTGGAATAGCTGCGAAAAACGCTAGTGCAAAAATGTCTCGTAATTCCTTCATGCTCTTACCTCTCTTAATGCCTTGTTGATAAATGCAGTCAGTGGGTTAGCTGCGCCAAAGTTAAATACCGGCTTCTTGCTGTATACCCATGCGTTCTTGTGGCACCAGTCACGATGAAGTTCGCCGTTTTCATGAAGGTGCTTGAGCATTTTCGTAACGAGGCGCTTGTCGATTCCTGTTGCGGTTGATATCTCAACCGCCATTCCTGTTTCGTGCTCATTCAGATATCGCAGAACAGCTTCTGTGCGCTCATGATGGAGTGAAGCAAGCCGGTAGTGCTTAACGCTGTTACTGATGCGATCAACCTCAACCAGTCCGTCTGCGATAAGGTCACGCAGTAGCAGGGTGATATGTGATTTCTGGCATCCTAGGAGTTTTGCGAATTGTGCTGCTGAGGTGGGAATGTTTGTTTCAAGGTGGTTGAGTATTTTGTCTCGTGTGTTCATGGATTATCTCCTAACACTCGTATTCATCCTGATAGCTGCGCAACTCGTTCTGCACGAATGCGTAAGGGTCAAGACCTGAGTGTTTGTTGCTGAAGTAGTAGGTTTTCTCTGCGCCTGGGGCATGTCGTGATTTGGTGCAGATGATTTCGGTTACGCCTTTAAGCTCTGTTTGCGGGTTGTATTTCTCATCGCGGTAGACCATGAAAATCACATCGGCCTCCTGCTCGATAACGCCAGACTCTCGAAGGTCAGAGTTAAGTGGTCGCTTGTTGGCGCGTTCTTCACACTTACGGCTCAGCTGAGACAATGCGATAACCGGGCAGCGCAATTCCTTTGCGAGGTTTTTCAGGCCGGTAGCAATCTCACCAACTGACTGGTTCATGTTTTCTGGGTTTGTCATCTTCATCTTTTGCAGATAGTCGACGACGATAACTCCCAGTCCGCCAAGCTTCTTGTGCATCCTGCGAGCTTCAGCGCGTAACTGGTGAATGCTCAGTGATGTTTTGTCGTTGATGTGGATTGGTGCGGTCCCGAATTCTTCCAGGCACTTTCCAACCTTTGCCCATTCGGTATCTTGATTCTTTCCATTTGTGCCAAGCAGACCCTCTTTGCTTACCCCGGCGCGGTGGAACGCGATGCGCTGAGAAATCTGCTCGATGGGCATTTCAAGGCTGAAGAACATCACAGGCTTCTTGCTTTTCAGTGCCACAGTCTCTGTAACCGTGGTGCTGAACATTGTCTTGCCAGTGCCAGGGCGACCGCCTACAACGATGAAATCCGTTTTGTTGAATCCGCCAAACGCCTTGTCGATATCTGTAAGCCCAAGCTCAGTCCGGTGCTTCCAGATGTCTCCGTTGATGATTGATTCAACCTCGTCAATTGCGATCTCGATTCCGTCGAGTATGTGGCGTGTTCCTGATTCGCTGAATGCCTCAATCGCTCCAATACTGGTCTGAATGTTGCCGATGATGTCCTGAACGCTGTCAGTGGTGGGCTCAGAAAGCTTCTGAATCCCTTCCTGCAGCATCTGAATCATCATGCGTCCTGATGTGAACTCTTTTAGCTTCTGAACGTATACAGGCAGATTACGAAGCGATGGAATGTCTTTCGTGGTTTCCGCCAGGTATGCGAATCCGCCAACCTTGTCGAGCTCTCCGCGAGATTCAATGTCTGAGGTGACAGTCAGCAGGTCAACGGGAGATCCGATTGAGTTAAGTTTCTTCAGTGTGCCGAGAACAACCTTGTGCGCATACACGGTGAAATCGCTTTCGCTCAGCCCTTCAATGGCGTCCTGAGCTGCATCAGCGAATTCATCCCTTCCAAGCATGATTGAGCCAAGAACGTTGCGCTCGATGTATGAATCTACAAATCTGCTCATGCAGTGACTCCTTTACGCTGCTTGTGCTCGTTGATTGCCTGCTCGTATACAGAGCCCCAATTCTTAGGGTTAAGTATCCAGTCCAGTGTTAACCATGGCTGATCGCCTTTTGTCGTGAACAGCGATGATTTGCCTATCAGGTCGAAGGCCATCCCCATATGCTTAAGCTCTCGCCAGTTTCCCTGTGAGGTCTTTCCGTTCCAGACAGCTTCCAGATCGCGATGTGCAGGACGACGACGATTCCATTCGTGAGGTGATACAGCCTTAGCGGGGAATTTCTCGTTCCACAGCGCAATGATTTCTGCATGAGGACAGGCTGCAGGATTGCTTCCCTGACCATCAGCCCAACCAAGAGCGTCTGACAGGTAGCCATCGAATCGAGTCATTCGGCAGATGTTATTCGGCTTCGGTGGGGTCTTTCTCGCATCCCAACAGGTAACAGCCCATTTGATTACCAGCTTGAGATCATCAACTGAGTAACAAACCCCTTTGGCTTTCACAGTGCTAAGGGCTTTCACGAAAGCTTCAGGCGATGAGCATCTTGCCCCTGCCAGACTATTGTAATAATCCAGACAATCAAGAGCGAGAGCTTCCACCCCCTCTGGGGGATTAAGGGGGGTTTTATTATTCTTGTTAAGTACCTTCTTGTTCTGTTCGACGGATGGTTCGACGACCCCCTCGACGGCTACAAGCTTCAAAGCCGCGCCATTACTGGCTTTAGGCTCGACGGATGGCACGACGGAAGGTTCGACGCCTGAAATGCCCTGATATTCGCAGTAATTTGTGATGGAAATTACTAATCCAAAAGGGTTTCCTTCCTTGGTGATCATGTTTTCCTTGCAGAAGAAGTTGAGCATTCTCTCAACAGCTTTCGGGCTCTTTTCCTTCCCATCCTGATCGCGAAGTTTTCTTGCCAGAACAGTAGTGGTTGTTACCAGTTGACCGGCTTCCAGCTTCCACTCTCTTCCTGCAAATTCGTTAATGCCAGGCTTGTAACGAGCTTCACCAAGCAGGCGGACCCACAATGCAAGCTTGGCCGTATCTTTCGACCATGGAGCATTGAGGGCGCTCCTGAACATGGCAAAGTGACCTTGCTTTCTGTTGTCCAAGTGAGAGCTCCTGGAAGACATCTCTTCCGTTCGTACTAACTTAACGACGCCCATTCTTCACTCCTGCTTTGGCTAGTCTGTAAACGCCAATAAGACGCTCTGCGAACGCCCGGTTATTGGCAGCTGTATTCACTAATCCTTCAGGTGAATCAGGGTGTCGAATCTCTTCTTTTTCCTGGTACTTTTTACGCTTTCGCATTAAAATATCTCCTGTAGTTAGTGTTGTTGACGTAACACAGTGACTCAAAAATCCAATGTGATTTGCTCTAAACGCTCAGTTACCGCTGGGCGTTTTTTGCTTTCTGGCATCACAGCTGCAATAGCCTGTCTTGCCACTTCACGAATCAGGCTTGTCTCCCAGACTTTCTCCAGAAGAACGAACGTAACCGCCATATCGTGGATGTTTAATCGACTCACCTTTGAATCAGCCCATCCCGCCATCTTTGCGAAATTTGTCTGACCCATTGAAACGAGTCTGGCACGAAGCTCTGTCTCCACTTCGCGTACCTTTTTGCTGTGATTTGCTAGTTCCATTTCTTAATATATTCCTTAGTTAATAAGTAAATACGCATCGGTTGATGCGTTGGTTGTAGGGACGAAACATCCCTGGCCTAATTGTGTAAAGAGCGGTACTGCTTAAGCGACTTTTGGTGGGAACAGGTCGTCAAAACCTACTTCTGCACCGTGCTTGTTCAACACAAAGATAATCTGACGACATTGAGTGGCACTTAGATCGCGACGGCCATTTTCGTAATGACCAATTGCACCCTTAGTGAGTCCAAGCTCCGTTGCCAGCTCTCCCTGTGTGAGCCCAAGCTTTTCACGAATGTCTCGTAGCTTGTTCATAAGGTTCCTCCGTAACTAATATCGAGTATACGTTTCGTATTCGTTATTGGCAAGCTGAATATACATTTTGTGTCTCGCAAAAAGGAATACAGTTCGTATGATCAGGACATGAATATGAAATGGTATGAACTAGCCAAAGACCTCATGAAGGGGCGCGGCGTATCGCAAGAAACGCTAGCTGAGCACCTCGGTATTACCAAGGGGGCAGTTAGCCATTGGCTTAATGCAAGACGAGAGCCAAGCATTGAAGATATAGCCAAGATAATGACTTACCTTGGGCTTCGGAGCTTCGAGGTCAATGCTGACGGCACTATCAGGGATAAATCTTCCGTTACAAACGTAAGTTTCCATGGAAAGAATGAGCCGAAGGGAAGCTATCCCGTAATCAGCTGGGTAAGTGCAGGTGAATGGATGGAAGCCGTAGAACCTTATCATAAGCGGGCTATCGACCGCTGGTATGAAACAAATATAGATTGCTCAGAGAACTCGTTTTGGCTGGATGTGAAAGGTGACTCAATGACATCACCAGTCGGCCTGAGTATCCCGGAGGGAATGGTTATTCTTGTGGATCCAGAAGTAGAGCCCATCAATGGAAAGTTGGTTGTAGCTAAATTGGATAGCGAGAATGAAGCCACCTTCAAGAAGCTTGTCATAGACGCAGGAAGGCGCTTCTTGAAGCCTCTCAACCCGCAATATCCCATGATTGAAGTGAATGGGAATTGCCGCATTATCGGCGTTGTAGTAGACGCCAAAATCACCAACCTCCCCTAACATCAAGGTCGCTTAAGCGGCCTTTTTTGTATTCCTTTCAAAAATAAATTCCTTTTGTATACATATCGTTACCTATTTTTCGCACCTTGCGTATACATTTTGTATTGCGTTATTAGGATACGTTTTGTATATTTAGTCCATCAGCAGGACGCACTACCGAGACAAGGAATTGAGTCTCAGCTCTTTAACAAGATGACATGGGGATGATTCGTCCCCGCCAAAGGAAGTTGCTTTGGGATGTGGTGAAGCTCAACGGCGAGCTAGCAGATAGGCGACTGTGAAAATACTAGTCATGTAGCGGAACGCTGCGCGCACTGCAATCGGCATCGCACCGATGGAAGCTGGTTCGACTCCAGCCACCACATCACCAAAGCAACCACTGGAGGGATATTTATGAAAAAAGCTTACTACCACTCAAGCAACACTAAGAAATTTGTTGTTGTTTACCTTTGTGACGGTAGCAAATGGTTTACCAAGAAAGTGAGTGGTAAGCCAGATGCTCGCAACATCGCAAAAGAAGCTGAAGCTATCTGCTGGAATTTTTAGTGACTTCACCCTGCGTCTGTAATCGGTAATCGGGCGCACGAATGAAATCATCGGAGGTATCCAATGAAAGCCAGAGAGATTCGTAAACTCGAACGTGCTCGTCAGCACAAAGAGATGAAAGCCTACTGTAAAAAGATTGACCGTGCATTTTCACGGCTGTCTGAAGGCTGTAGTGAGCGCGTAACCAAAGCCATTTCGCTTGCCGGAACGCGTCAGAAGGAAGTTGAATATGGTGCAGTCTGCTTGCCAGAGGTGGCGCTTTTCGCAGCTGGCCATCGTGAGAGCAAACAGGTTACAGCGAGGTAAATATGACTCCAGCAACATTGCCATCGAAGCTTTACCGTCCGCTGGCAGAAGTTAAGAGCTTTGTAGAGAAGATGCCTGAAGGCGTAACGCTCACCAAGCTAAGCAATAAGGTCGGAGCTTTCGGCTCACTCAGCAAGCGCGAAAAGGACTCGCTAATCGAATTCCTGGAGCAGAGAGAGAGCATTCTTGTGCTTCAGGCAAGGCCGCTAAACGGAAAGAACATGATGACTTTCCTGCGCCACAAAAAATATGGTTATCCGATGACAATCCCTGGCTACGTCTACCCACTGAAGCAGCCGCAAGCACAGAAAGCAGTAGCAACCGCAGAACCTCCAAAACCTCAGGAGAAACCAATGGAAAACTTATCTCTGCCAACCTCTCCTGAAGCGTTGAGGAAACAGGCTGAACAGCTACTCAAAGCCGCAGAAGAAGCTGAGAAGAAGCGCAACGAGAATGACTTCTTCAACAAGAAACTCCAGCCAGTGAAGCTGGAAATATGCCAGGCAGCAGGAAAGATGCAGCGCAAGCTGGACGAGTTCATCGACTGCATGGACGAGATGAATAAAGCAATTCAGAAGCTCAAAGATTTGGCCGCATAGTCGGCCTTCTTTTGGCAGCAAGCCACAGAGGTGAATATGAAAGATATGAAGCCGAATGAAAATATTACGCAAGCAGATATAGCCTTTGGACCCAAAAACCTTGCAGATTTTCTTCCCCCAATGAGCAGTATTCCAAAGGAGTTTTTTGGATCAGGTAATCCATGGAATAAATGGGTTAGCAAATGGTTTTTTGGTGGACTAAAAGAGTACGCGGTAGCTGTTGAAGGCATCAACTTTAAACAGGCGCACGCTCACTTAAAGGTAATTCTTGGCAGCTTCGAGCCAAAGCATGAGCACAAGATTGCCGGTTGTGCATATCTGGCATCTAAATGGTTTGATGAGAGCACGGTTGCCATCAGCAAGGCTCTGGGGGAGGAGTGATGAAAACAGTGCGAGTGACAATTGAAACGTCATGGGTTGGCGCTAATGAGGTTGTAGACATCGAAGTCGATGATGATGCAACGGAAGAGGAAATTGCAGACGCAGCTCACGAAGAGTTTCTGAATTATTGCGGATATGGATATCACGTAGTTGGAGAGGAAGAAGGCGAATAGCAGCTGATAGCTAATTCTCTGAGTTAGCTATTGGGTGTAATACCGCACCGTACTATCGGAGACGATTCGATAGTGTCTGATAGATGGGAATCCCTCGTTATGTCTTTGCCGCCAGCAGTCAGGGCGGCATTCTTTTTGCCTGGAGGAAATATGAGTTTAAAGGTTGGAGGTATCTACACGCTTCATGGCTGCGGTTACGTAGGAGAGCAAGAGGTTATTGTTACAGCCATAGGATTTCAACATGTCATGTTCTGCTCTATCCCGCTTGTTATTTTTAACGGTGAGATTTGCGAAAACATGATGACTAGAGAAAAGTTCATCGAATTAGCTCAAGAAAAACTATCAGCCGCCTAGCCAGCGGCTTTTTTATGCCCGCATATCAGTGCATTCATTTCGAGTGCAGCGCTATGCCAATCAATTTAAAAGGAGCACACCATGCAACAGTTCGCTATTGCAGGGGCGGCATCGGTTCGCCCTTTCGACCCCATCTTATCCGTCCAGCATTCACGCCAGAACATTATTACCGGCGCAGACTTCAAGCAGCCTCGCGTTAAGAGCTTGCTGGAGCGTCTGGTTGAGTTTCTGAATCAGAAGGTGCAGCCATGAGCAAACCTACTTACGAAGAACTGGAAGAAGCTCTGAAAGAGTTACGCAGAATGGCTTTTGCTCGTCGCACTAACTCACATAACTGCGGCCCATTCCAGTACACGGATTTATGCGAGGACATCATCGAGGTAACTCAGCTGATCAAGGTCGCCAAGAAATGAGCATTGCAGATACCTGGTCATAAGATGCCTTTGTCCGCCTTATGCAGGACATGTTGAAACAGCAGAAAGAGGATGCAGAAGATGTCGATACCACCAGACCTGGCGAGAACACCAGAACTAAGTCGACTCAAACGTCAGTGTCACGTAACTGAGGCGCTTTTCTGGCGTAAGGCAGGAAACAAGTCAATGAAGTCATTCTGTCTTTATCAGGCTCGCAGAGAGCGCATAAACAAGGGCTATTTCCTTGCTAACCCTCATGAACTTCCATTCTAAAAGGTAATTATCATGAAATTCGAAAAAGCCATGAGAAAGAAAGCCAAGCTACGGCTGGCACTTACCGGGCCAAGTGGATCAGGTAAAACTTACAGCGCATTACTGGTTGCCAAAGGAATTGGCGGCAAGATTGCTTTCATCGACACAGAGAAAGGAAGCGCATCACTTTATTCTGATGTCGCTGAGTTTGATGTGCTGGAACTTGACCCGCCATTCTCACCAGAGCGCTTCATCGAGGCGATTAAGTCAGCAGAGGATGCAGGATATGACTCTCTGATTATCGATAGTATCACTCACGAATGGGGCGGCGTCGGTGGCTGCCTTGAACTGGTAGACACCATTGCCAAAGCAAAATATCGCGGTAACAGCTGGTCAGCATGGAGCGAGATTAACCCGCGACATCGCCTGTTCCTCGACGCAATTTTGCGTTCGCCTATGCATATCATCGCAACCATGCGCAGCAAGACTGAAACGGCACAGGTTGAAGAGAACGGCCGCAAGAAGGTCGCCAAGCTTGGCATGAAGTCAGAGCAGCGTGATGGCGTTGAATACGAGTTCACTACCGTACTGGATATCGCGCATGAAACACATCATGCGATCGCCAGCAAAGACCGTACAAAACTCTTCTCTAACTCAGACCCTGTAATCCTCAGCGAGGAAACCGGCAAGCAGCTTCTTAACTGGCTGGAGTCAGGCGTAAATCCTCACGAAGAAACGCTTAAATCATTCGTTGATATGGCTGGCAATGCACAAAGCATGGATGAACTTAAGCCATTGTTTGAAGAGGCATGGAGAACGCTTCGCGGCACCGAATACCAGTCAAAAGCAAAAGAGGTTTACGACGCTCGTAAATCGGATTTCGAACCAGCAGATAAGGCGGCATAAATGGCTAGCAGAGGCGTCAACAAGGTAATCATCGTAGGTCGATTAGGTCAAGATCTAGAAGTGCGCTATGCGCCTTCTGGTGCTGCATTTGCCAACATGACCGTAGCAACATCTGAACAGTGGCGAGACAAACAGACTGGTGAGCAGAAAGAGCAAACGGAATGGCACCGCGTGGTGCTGAGCGGAAAGCTGGCAGAGATTGCCGGTGAATACTTGCGGAAAGGCTCTGAGGTATATCTGGAAGGAAAGTTGCGCACTCGCAAATGGACAGATCAGTCAGGTGCTGAAAAGTACACCACGGAGGTTCTGGTTGGCGTAAGCGGAACACTCCAAATGCTTGGAGGAAAGCGCGAAGCGGATAGCCAGCCAAAGCAGCAAAATAGCCAGCCGCAACAACCTAAGCAGGCTAGAGAACCTCCAATGGAATTCGACGACGATATTCCGTTCTGATTTAACCACCACCTGAACATTCTATTTCACCTCACGGAGGCGGCATAACTTCGCCTCCAGTTTAAGGATTAAGCCATGTCACCTGATGAAAATGGTTACTTCCGTGCACCTAAAAAACTGGATTCGAAGGACGAAGTTATTGCCCGGATATGTGCTGGGCTGGAGCTTTATTACCAGCAGAAAGAGAACGGAAATCTGGCAAAGGATGAACGAACGCCAGAGCATATTCAGGATGCGCAGGACGATTACTGGATAGAGAGGCTCACCAGGAAGCACGAGTCAAAGCTATGGCATGACAACTTCATGGCCTCCTTCTCTCCTGGCTGGGAAACAGTCGGACCTAAACAACCATCAAGATGCAATGACCGTGACCGTGTTTACTACGGCCGCCTGGGGGCAATCAGAAATGATTAAAACATTAGCAATATCCAGATTAAAGGAGTTGTTGATATATGACGCCTCCACTGGACTTTTCCATTGGAGAGAGAAACGTTCAGGTTCAAAGAGTAATCAAAAGCCAAGCGCTGGAAATTTAAATTCTATCGGATACATAGACATCCGTATCGATGGAGTTTTGTTTAGAGCGCATCGACTTGCGTGGGCTTATGCATACGGAGAATTTCCGGATGGCCTAATAGACCATATAAACAGGATTCGCTCAGACAATCGCTTGTGTAACTTGCGCAAGGCGAATTTAAAACAAAATTCGTACAACTCAAAAACTAGAGAATCAAGCTTTAGTGGATATAAGGGTATTTCTTGGGATAAATCCAGAAGCAAATGGAAGTCATATGGATATATCAATGGAAAGCAGGTGTTTATAGGTCGATTCGATGATCTGAGTGAAGCCGTAAATGCAAGGGAAATTTTCGCAAAAGAACATTACGACACCGAGTTTTACATTAGCGAGGCTTCATCATGATCGGATTAACTTACGACCCATTCATTCAACCCCAATAGCTCATCGCCGGACACCGCTTCAAACCCATCAACGATATCCCACGCGAAGAAATGCTGAAGCGTCAATCATTCCCAAGCGTGAACGAGAACAAATTCCTGACAGCGTGGTTAAACCAGAGGGCGAAGAAATGACGCTAACTCAATCTCGGCTTAAGGAGTTATTTCACTACAACAGTTATACAGGCGTCTTCACAAGAATAAAGTCTACATCCAGCAGAGCCATTAAAGGCGATATCGCCGGAACAACTAACTCACATGGCTACCTGCGGTTTTGTGTTGACGGCGTTGTTTAACTTTCTCATAGGCTCGCATGGCTTTACGTATATGGCGAGTTTCCAGAAGGAATTATGGACCACATTAATGGTGACAGGAAGGACAACCGAATAGCCAATCTCCGCATTGTCTCTTTAAGACAAAACGCGCTTAACAGGAAGATACAGTCCACCAATACTTCCGGAATAAAAGGTGTTTCATGGTGCCGGAACTCTAAAAAATGGAAGGCCTCAATTATGTATGAAGGCAAGCACATCAACGTTGGCTCATTTTCTGACAAGCAGGAAGCTGCTGAGGCAATTAAAAAAGCGCGTGCAGAGATACATGGAGAGTTTGCAAATGACGGAGGTAACGCCCAATGAGCAACATCGACAAACGCGCATTACGGGAAGCAGCCGAGAAGGCGACGCCGGGTGTATGGGTTTACCTCCCGAAAAATACCAGCATTGAATACGACTACGGTAGCGATGACTCTCAGGGCTCAGTCACCTACATGGATAGCGGTGATTTCACGCAAAAGCAGACTGACCTGAATGGAGCGTTCATCGCCGCAGCCAACCCCGCCACCGTGCTGGCGCTGCTGGATGAGCTGGAAGCCAAAGACAAGCGTATTGCTGAGTTGGAGAGCGACAATGCTTACATCAAAAACCGCCACAAAGAACTGGACCTGTTAATTGGCAAAAACATTCTGGTAATGCAGGCCGCAATCATCGAATGGCAGGGAACTGGCGACGCCAGAAAAGGGCTGGCATGGATTTATAACACGCTGTTTGGGCCCGGCGAACTGCCGGACGAATCGGAGAAAGACGCGCAGGCCTATTTTGACCGTAAATATGCGCCTCTCGACGAAGAACTCATGAACCTTCACCGTTGGTTCTGGGAACAAAGCGAAGCTGAACGCGCCGCCGCAGCCGGTAAAGGAGAGGCATCATGAGCACTATTACCAGAGCATTCACCAAAGAGCAGTTAATTGAGCACATTAAGGGCAGAAAGGAATTTGCGGATGAATGCGCCGCTGATTCGACTTTGCATCCGGAACGCAGAGAGTATTACGAATTAACAGCAGAAGCTCTGCGTATCGCGCTGGCATCGATCGAAGCGGAGCCTGTGTGCTATCTCACCTGGCATCAAGGGTTCCGCGCTCCCGATGACTGCGAGGAATACGTTGTTGAGGCCAAGCCTGGCGATAAGTCCTGCGATGGTTCACCTGCATTTCCTGTTTACACCGCCCTGCCAGCGCCGGTATCTGTGACTGAATGGAAAAACGAGCAGTGCATGGAGTTCCTGTCTATCGCTTTCCGGCATGCAGAAATTAACGGCGACCTTCAGCTGGACGATATCCGCCTGGGTGTGAAGATGGTTAATGGTAGCCGAGCCGCCATGCTTCAGGGTGCCGAAAACACCGAGTCGCGCTGCACCATCCAGACCGCGCCAGCACTGGATTCTTCGCCAAAAATTGCCGAGTCGCGCTGCAGCAACTCTCCGGTGATTGGCGAGGGTCGAATAGATGAAACAATCTAAGCAGGCGGATTTGATTCTTGAGTCCATGCCAAGAAAGGCTCTTAACACAAGACCTATTTATGGGATTGGAATCAATGATTCTGTATTTTGCACAGCGGCGCGACTTGGTGGAATAGGTGTCAACCATCGTGCATACGCCGCTTGGAAAGGAATGTTCAAAAGGTGTTACTGTCAAACATACCAGATTGAAATGAGAACCTATGAAGGTTGCAGTGTTGGTGATGGCTGGCATAGGTTTACTGACTTTTTTGAATGGTGGAAGGTTAATTTTGTTGAAGGCTGGCATCTAGACAAAGATATTTTGGTTCCAGGGAACAAGATTTACTCGAATGAAACATGCGTTTATATACCACCAGAACTAAATTGCTTCGTATCTATGTCAGTAAACAGGGATGACCCACACCCTATTGGCGCATACAAGTGCAGCGATAGCGATAAGTATTTTTCCAAGATAAGAGACAAATCCGGAAAATCGCATCATCTCGGAACATTTGCAGATGCTCAAGACGCCCATGAAGCATGGATATCAGCAAAGCTTCAGGCGGCAAATTCATTTAAGAGTGTTTGCAATTCAATCCGCCCTGATTTGTTCAAATCACTGATTGCGAAAATAGAAAGTATGCGGTCAGTGAGACTTTCCTCAGCTGCATAACAAACCCGCACATCGCGGGTTTTTCTTTATCGGAGTCACCATGCATTACAACCCTATCCTGGTCGCCATCGCTGGTCTTATTGCATGGGCGGCTATCTCTTAACTCATTCACATGTCAGAGGGCTTGTTATGGCTAAATTTGTTGTGGGCGCAATCGTAAAGCACAAGTCAGGCGATATCAAAGGAGTGGTTGATGGCGTTACTGAGCAGGAGAGTCGGCCGACATGGTATCGCATCGAGTGGGACTTCGGTGATTACAGTTCTCATGCAGAACACGAACTTCGCGCGGCTACTGTTGATGAGCCTCGCGTGTATAAGAAATTAGCGTAAGGAGATGGATGTGAAATTTACCAAGCAAGCGCTTAAACGGCTCAATGAAGCGCCTATCAATATCAGGCTGATGAATGGATGCTTTAACCGCGCAGAAGCAGTAGCAGAGTTCGCGCGCCATCGTTTTGAGCTTATCGTTGAAGTCACCCATCCAGCACTTCACTGGCAATGCGGCGATAGGCATGAGGTAAATCTTTATCTTATGAAAGGTTGCTGCGGGCATCGAGTTGATATGCCGGATTCGCTTAAGGCAAAGGTTGCTGAAATGCAAAAGGCTGCAACTATGAGTGATTCCGAGGCGAGAGAGATCAGCATGAGGAATGCCGAGCTTTTCATGAGTAGTCTAGCTGAGATGGGATTCATCTAGACCTCCGCAATGGCGGTTTTTTATTGGAGATAGATAATGAGCTATTGCCGATTCAGTTGCGACAACTGGCGCAGCGATGTTTATTGCTATGAGTCTGAGCAAGGTTATGTCACTCACGTCGCCTGCTCTCGTGTAGTAGGCGACGTTCCACCAATCCCCTTCTTCTTTGATGTGCCACAGAAAGAATTCTTTGAGGCAGTCAGAGCACAAAATGAATTCATAGCTTCATCAGAGCGCGAACCCATTGGTCTGAAACATGATGGCGCGATGTTCATAGACCGAACTCCGGACGAAATGATAGACCGATTGCTGTCTTTATCCCGGGAGGGATATTTCGTTCCTGTGAGCGCCATTGAGGCTTTATCAGAAGAGATAAGAGAAAACGCATGATGGAATCACACAGCCTCACACTCGATGAGGCCTGTGCATTTCTCAAAATATCCAGACCCACCGCTACCAACTGGATTCGCACAGGCCGCCTTCAGGCAACACGCAAAGACCCTTCCAAACCCAAATCCCCATACCTCACAACACGGCAAGCCTGCATTGCGGCGCTTCAGTCTCCGCTGCATACTGTCGGCGTGAGCGCGGGTGATGGCATAGCAGAGGAACTGAAATGTCACTATTCCGCAGAGGTGAAACCTGGTACGCCAGCTTCACATTGCCGGACGGCAAACGATTTAAGCAGTCTCTTGGGACAAAGGACAAAAGGCAGGCCACGGAGCTTCATGACAAGCTAAAGGCCGAAGCATGGAGGGTAAGTAAATTAGGCGAGACCCCTGACATGACATTTGAGGAGGCTTGTGTCAGGTGGCTGGAGGAAAAGTCGCACAAGAAGTCACTGGATGACGACAAGAGCCGGATCGGATTCTGGCTACAGCATTTTGCAGGGATGCAGTTGAAGGATATTACAGAAACGAAAATTTACTCTGCCATCCAAAAAATGACAAATCGGCGGCATGAGGAGAACTGGAAGCTTATGGAAGAGGCTTGTCGCAAGAAAGGGAAAAAGCCTCAAGAATACAAACCAAAGCCTGCAGCGGTAGCCACAAAAGCAACCCACCTCTCATTCATTAAGGCGCTTCTCAGAGCAGCAGAACGTGAATGGAAGATGCTGGATAAGGCTCCGATCGTCAAAGTTCCTCAACCGAAGAACAAGCGTATCAGATGGCTTGAACCTCACGAGGCGAGGAGGTTGATTGATGAATGTCCGGAGCCGCTTAAGTCAGTCGTTGAGTTTGCGCTTTCTACTGGCTTAAGACGCTCGAACATCATCAATCTGGAATGGCAGCAGATAGACATGCAGAGAAAGGTTGCATGGATTCACCCTGAGCAGAGCAAGTCGAATAAGGCCATTGGCGTGGCGCTGAATGATACTGCTTGCCGGGTGTTGAAAAAGCAAATCGGCAATCACCACAAGTGGGTGTTTGTTTACAAGGAAAGCAGCACAAAACCTGATGGGACTAAATCACCAGTCGTCAGGAAGATGCGCTACGACGCTAACACTGCGTGGAGGGCCGCATTAAAACGAGCAGGTATTGATGACTTCCGTTTTCATGACCTGAGGCATACATGGGCTAGCTGGCTTGTTCAGGCAGGCGTTCCTATTTCTGTGTTGCAGGAAATGGGTGGCTGGGAATCAATAGAAATGGTTCGCCGATATGCTCACCTTGCACCTAATCACCTTACCGAACATGCGCGACAAATTGACTCTATTTTCGGGTCTTCTGTCCCAAATCTGTCCCACAGTGAAAATAAGGAAGGTACAAATGATGCGTAACTACTTGATATGACTGGTGCCGATAATAGGAGTCGAACCTACGACCTTCGCATTACGAATGCGCTGCTCTACCAACTGAGCTATATCGGCCCTGAGAGGCCGGTTACGAGCGTAACCACGGGGCAAAAGGT